ACCCGTCCGGGTCGTGCCGGCTGATGCTGGCGCCGTCGAAAATATCGCCGTTCGCAACTATCAAGCGCGGCTTAATGGTTCGGATGACGCGCAGAAGCGCGCTATGGGCCGTCGTCAACGGAACGCCTGGCCACCAATGAGCGTCAGAAAAGATCGCCGCGCACCCGTCGTGCAACTCAACGGCGCGGCGCTTGTCGTAGTTGCGGACTGGCGCCGAATAGACATTCGACCCGCCTGGACGCGCCGGCACCGTTGGGAGCGCGCCGCCGCCTTTCTCGATACGCTCGCGGCGCGCGTAGATGGCGCGCTCTGCAATCCCGGTCATGGCAGCCATGACGCGGGGCGATCCGCCAGCTTTCTGCCAGGCTGTAATGAATTCTTGGTCGCTGAGTTTCTGCGTCACTAACCCGCCCCGAAGACGCGGCGCAGGAAGTGAACGAACGGATCTCCGGCGGAAACAGCGGTCAAGATAATTCCTATGCCGCCAACCACGACGTTCAGCTTGAAATTGATCGCCCTATACCGCTCGCCGCAAACCGCCTCATGAACGGCAACCTGCTTTTCGAGCGCAGCGACCCGCGCCTCATCAACCACGTCCGTCATCGCCCCAATGACCTTTCGGAACATAGCGCCTCACGCGCGCGCGCGCGTGTTATTTCGTCGTTAAAAAAGTCAACTCAAATCTGCGTTATATGGTTGCATTTGTGCGCAGGGTCACAACTCGGCGGCGAATGTTATGTCGTCGTATGTGATGAAAAACCCGCCGGCCCCGGTGCTGGTTATTACCAGCGAGCAGCCGCGCCGCCCGACCAGTTCAACAGTTGCGGACGCAACGGCGGTGTTTCCCGAAAGGCTGGCAATCGTCGGCGTCGGCGCTATGCGCATTTCTACCGGGAATTCTACAGGAACACGCTGCGACCAAGCAGTTGCCGAATTGAAGCCCTGAACGAGAATCGCGCGGCCTGCCGTCACGTAATACCTTTGGCAAGCGGCGAGCTGCGCGTAATAGGGAACATACTCAAAATTGGTCGGCGTCGCGCCGAGTTCCAACTGCACAGTCGCGAAATCAAGCGTTGCGTTCTGCGCAAGCTGCGTCTCGGACCATATGAAGACGATCACATTGTTAACGCTGCTGCCGAGCGTCGCCGTAATCGGTGTTAATGTGGTCCATGTGTTCGCGGCAACAGCGTCGGACCCGACCGCGTTGACCGTCATGGACGCATCGAAAAAATTGCCCGCCGTGTAGGAGCCGCTCGCCCAATTGTTGACAACGTCGCTCGTGACTGCGTCGGCTGTGCCGGTGTGAGTGAGGATCGCCATGCGGATCGTCGCCGTGCTGGAGCATCGCACCTTGGCGGAGAGAACGCCCTGAGACCCCCGCAGCCATTGGCAGTTTGCTGCCTCCACGATCTGTGCGGTGCCGAGGCGCTTGGCCGACACGTCCGGCTGCAACAGCCGCCCATTGGTCGGGATGCCGTTCGCCTGCAAGGATTGCTGCGAGGCAGTCACGTTGCCAGTCGCTTGCAGGGCAATCCACCTGTCGAGCCAATATGTATCGTCAGCAATCGAAGACGCAGAAATCCCGCGCTGGTTCACGGCAAAATCGCCGTTGACGATGGCATTGCGAAGGCCGGTCGCAGATGCGACGGGCGTGGATGCTGCTTCCTCGGGCTGGTAGGGATCGGCAGTCCAGATTGGCGCGTCCGCGGCGTCCGTGAACGCCACCTTGTAGGCGACGCTCGGCGTCAGGAAGATATCAGGAAACCGCCCCGCGCTGTCTGCTTCAACCGGGTTTGTGTTCGCGATGGACAGCGCGCTATCCGAATATGTCGCGCGCGGGGTCGAAGTGCCGGCGTCGTAGAAGTATAGTTTCGCGCCGCTGATCGGGTCGCCGTTGCCGTCGAAGGCAGACGCGCGCGGCATGAAAAATCGGCTGGTGGTCATGGACGGGGATACTCCATGCAAGGAAATCTTGAGGAACGCCGCCAACGGCGCCACCGCTTGATTCAATTTTTGCTTGCGTGCGGCTTTGGGGGCGCGGCCTTCGTTGCGCTATGGCCGCATCCGGAAAACCCGAAAGTCCCGCTTCTCGGCGGATTGCTTGCGGGCTTTGGCGGCAGTTACGCCGCCACTTGGTTGTGGATTCTGGTGCGCTATGGCCGAGGCGCCGCGCGTTCTATGAGGATAGGCTAACGCGCCCCGCTGGTAATCGCCGCGCGCCCCTCAGACAGCCCCTGCTGTAAAAGCAACGGCGCCAAAGCATTCCGGGCGCCCTGCCCTTGCGGGAGCATCTGGTTTTGAAGATACCGCTGCACCGGGCCTAGCATGTAAACCTCTTGGACCACACGCGGCGCGGCGGCACCAGCCGCAAGCGCCAATGGGTCCACGCCCGCCACGCCGGCGCCGGTTAGAGCCCCCATCATGGCGGCCCGCGGCGCCGTGCCAGACTGCGGCGCGGGGCGCATAAAAATCTGCCCGATCCGCGCAAGCTCGGACAATTCGCCGCGGCCTAGCGCGTAAGATCGGCGGTCACGAGCGTTCACCGCCTGGCGGAGTAAAAGCGGCGAAATGTCGCCTTCGGCCACATTCTCTCCCGCGCCAATGCTTCGCTCTATGGTTCGCTGTGCGCCGTATTGCGCGCGGACGGTGCGCCATGAATCGCGCATATCCGGCGCGACAGACCGACCCGCGACATCGTCAAGAGCGTCGCGCAATTGGCGCAGCGCCTGCGAAAGCGCCGGGTCGCTTTGCTGATAAGCTGAAACCTGCCGCGTAAGGTCAGACCTGGCCTGCTGATAAACAGGCCCGTCCAGAATGGCGCGCGCCTGCCCTGTCGCCGGGTCTGTTAGAATGTCCCGAACATAGTTGCCGAAGACGGCGCGCTGCTGCGACGGCAGTTTGTCGCCATACCGACGCGCTGCTACCGAGACAGCCGACACGAACGGCGTATCAAACTGCACAGTTGTTGCCGCCGCCAGGCGGTTGAACTCAGCGCCAAGCCGCTGCGCGTTAGCGGAAAGCACGTCAGGCGTCGCAACGTCGCTTGCTATGCCGGCGCGCTGCAAGACTGCACGGTTGAAGCCGCGCCGCGACGCTTCCGCAATTCCTTGCTGCCGCCCGGCAGTTGTCGGGAGATTTTCAAATGCCCCCTCCATGTATCGAAGCGCCTGATTGCCAGTCGCTTGCCCCGCGGTAAGAGGGATGCCCTCCTGCCGTGCGACGCCGGCTAAAGCCTGGCGCTCGGGAGACATGGGGAAAGGAGTGACGGCGCGCCTTGCGCCGGCCGCCACAAGCGGCGTCGCTATGGCCGCTGCCGTGCCCAAGAGCGGGCTGTCTGTCGCGTCGCCAATAGCCCCGCCCACGGCGCCAGCGACCCCCTGCAAGACGGGCTGCGATGCCAGCGCCTGCCCCACCCCCTGCGCCACGCCCCCAGCGCGGGCGCCCTGCGCGACAGCGGTTGCCGGGATGGCGATTGAAGCGGCATCCGCCAGGCCGCGCCCCGCGCCTTGGGCGGCCCGCTCAAGCATTGTTTCCGGCGCTTGGGGCGCCCCCGTTACAGCTTGGATGCCCTGTCGCGCCCAATCGGTGAACTGCCCCGGCCGCGACGTCGGCACGCCGGCAGCGCGAAGCCCCGCGGCGGCAAGGTCAGGAAGCGCGCCAACAGTCTGCGCCAATCCTTCGTTGAACCCCTGACCGACCATGCCGGCGGCACGCGCCGCACGCTCGCCAAAACCGCGCCGCGCATTGGTTTGCGCCAGATAAACCCGAATGGCGCCCTGCATCACGGCGGGCGGCGTGCCGGCCGGAAATTCGACGCTTTCGCCGTTCGGGAGCTGCACAACCTCCATTACTCAATCCTCCCCGTGGCGGGGTTATACCGGCGCCGCGTGACGCTTGGGGGGCTTGCCTCTCCCTGGTTGCCCGGCCCCGGGATAACGGGCGTCTCTGGCGAGACGTCAGGCCGACGCGCGCCGGCAGGGGGCGCGTCGGTTCGCTGGAAGGATGGCCGCACGCGCGACGGCCCGTTGCCTTCACCATGCACAAGATCAAGGAATACGTTTCGCAGCCTGACTAGGTTATCTCGAAACTGCGCGGGGGATTGCGTTTGGTCCAAAGAGCCCAATACAGACTGCAAAAATGCAAGCTCGCGCTCGGTAACAGATCCAAGCGCGGCGCCAGTCGGGCTTTCCGCCCTCATCTGGTTGAGCTGCGCAAAGCCGACATTGGCCCGAACGCTATCAAGCAGTCGCGCGGCGTCGGCCGCTCCGGTGCCCGGAATGCGCGCGAGCGTGCCCGCCGCGATGCCAGCAACCGGAAGGTTTGCCGTGTCTATCAGTGATAGAGTCCGGTCCAAATCCTGCACAACGATATTGCCGGTGCGTTCGTTTCCGGTCCTGCGCGCGTCTTCTGCGCGGCGCATGCGCTGCTCCGCCAAGTCGGCGGGGCCGCCCGGAATCGGGACCATGCGCATTTCGCCGTTTGGGCCGCGCTCCAACTGAAAGCCTGGCGGTATGGTGCCGACGGTCATGGGCTGCCGTTCAGCAATCGGGCCGACGTAACGCAGACCTTGAGGCGTGCGCTCATAAACGCCAGCCGGACCTTGCGGCCCTTCGCCAAGCTGCACGGTCGGGGGCTGCGTGGCGCTGGTATCCCGCCGCATGAACGGCCCCCAAGCCTGCACCTGCGTCGCCGCCCATCGCGCAATGCGCGGGTTAGGGCTGCCGGCCATCTCGACCAGTTCGGCAAACTGCGCCGGAGTCGGCATTCCAGGCATTGGCGCGCGGCCGGCGGGGGCATCGGCAGCCGGGGTCGTAGCCCCGCCGCCGACACGCTGGCCAAGGCGCTGCATGACCTGACCGACCGTCATTCCAGGCTCAAGCAGTCCGGGGTTCTGTTGAAAGGCAAGCCCGGCAATCCTCGGCCCCGCCGCCTGCGTATAGACCGCCTGCGCGTCCGCGTTTGGATCCGCGCTCAGAAACGCGCGCAGGCCGCCGACGCCGAGTAGGTGCGCGCCATACTGCTCGGCGGGCGCCAGCGGGCGCCCCGCTGCCCGTTCCGCATCGGCCTGGATCGCGCGGGCCACCTGCTCTTGCGCGGCCGGGTCCATGCGCTGATCGGGGCGCAAGCCAAGCCGCGGGGCGTATTGCCCCCAAGTGCCATCGGTAATCTGGAAGCGCCCGGCCGCAGTCGCGCCGGGGTTCGGGTTGCGCGCGCCGTCGTTGCCCCCGCTTTCGACGGCGGCAATCCGCGTCAGTGCGTCGCCGCCGGCAGGCGGCGCCATGGGCGCAGCCGCACCTCCGCCAGCGCCCCACCGGCCGCGCAGCGCGTTGAATTCGCGCTCCTGCCGCGCCGATTCCAGGACCGGCGCAGCGAGCTGGTAGCCGCGCAGTCCCGCCCCTGCAATCTGAGCCGCCGCGGCGGCCCGCGTCGCCGGGTCCTCGGCCGTCAGGTCGCCGCTACGCTGGCGCAGCATCGTGCGCAGCGCGTTGGTTTCATCGGCCTCCTCGCGCATCTGCCGCGCCTGCAAGCCGCGCAGGGCGTTGGCTTCCGCCGCGCCGTGGTCATAGCCGCGATATCCCAGGCTGATCGCCGGGTTGAGAGAGAAAACCATGCGGCCCCCTTACCAGCGATAATTCGCCGCAATGTTCCCGAGGTTTTGAAGCGCCCCGCCCCAGGCATTCGCCGCGCCCATGCCGCCCGCCGCCGCCGCCTGCCCCGCCTGTCCGTAGATGCCCGCCAGCGCGTTGGTCGCGGTCTGCCCGATGCCCGCAATACCGGCGCCCCGGTTCCACCAGTCGCCAAACTCCTGCGACGCCAGCCCGTCCGCGTAGCGCGCCGCCGCGCGGTCGCGCGCGGTCGAGTTCCGCAAGCCCCGCGCGCTCATGCCCGCGTCAACCGCGCGCATCGCCTCGCCGCGGCGGAAGGCGTAGCCGGGCGACGCCTGAAACGATCCGCCCCAATTGTTGTAAAGGCCCTGAAGCGCATTTTGCCCGATGGCGTTCTGCGGCCCGTAGAGCGCGGCGGCGCGATCCGCCGCCTCCAACTGCGTTCGCGATGCGTCGCGCGAGGCATTGGCGCCGAGATAAGCGGAGCCAAGGGAAGCCGCCGCGCCAATCGCGGGGCCGATGATCGAGGACCAACTCATTTGTATTTCTCCACCAGAACGCGCAGCGTTCCGGCCCCAAGGTCAATCGGTGCGCCCGAGAGATTGGTGAACCACACGGTTACGGTATTTGCCGCCGTCGTCTGCGCCGTCAGCGAAATGCCGGCGTTCATCGGATCGAAGGACGCAACGGCAAAATCGCCCGCGACGGCGCCTGGCACGGTCACGGCCGCCGAGACGGACGCGCCCGCGATCAGGTTCGGCGGGTCTGCGGCGGCGTCCACGATCAGGCGCCGCCCGAGAAACTTCGCGACGCCGTTTGTCCACAGATGCCACGGCGACGTAATGCGGCGCTGCGCGTCTATCAGGTCGGCGCGATATGGAGGCTCTTGCCAGAAAGTTTGCAGGGCCATCAGTGCGCCCCCGCCTCCGCATCCACGTTGACCGCAATCAGCGCGGTGCGAACGTCATCCGACCATTGCAGGCGAAACACCTTTTCCCGCGCCGATCCTAGCCGCAACCATTCTACCCGGCCGCGATATTCGCCCTGGTAGCCCAGGGACCGCCAACGCTCCGCGCCCCATGTGCGCCCGCCGTCGCTGGAAGCGGTCAACCACACATCGCCCGTTACAGCCGCCGGGGCCGTTGATGCATAGGCGCTCGCGCCGCGCTCAAACTCAGCCGAAAAGCGCGAAAAGAAAACCCGCTTGTTTTCCGCGTGAAAGGTAACGCCCGTTGCCGAGCGAATAACCGTCGTGCCGGCCTCGGTCGAGAGGTTCGGGTTTATCGTGTAGATGCGCCCATCCGTGGCGTCGCCGCCGATGGCAGCGCCGGCAAAGCTGCCGAGCGCGCCGCACCGATAGACCGCCCGCCCCTCGCTCGCGCGCTCGTGCCAGAAATTCTCTTTGGCGTCATAGACCCAGGTCGCGCCGCGGTCATCGAAGGCGGAAGGGAACGAGACCACCCAAAATATGTGGCCCTCCTGCTCATAAACGGACGCTCGCGCATCATCAACGCGGGTGTATCCCGCAAGCTCCTGCTCTATGGCGTGGTTGCTTATGCGCGTCGGCTGGAAGTTGTCCGACCGATAAAAGCACCTGTCATCGCCAAGCCAGAACACGGTGCCAAGCCGCTGCGCCACGGAATCGCGCGCCGCCGTGCCGCGCTCGATGAAGGCGCCGGAGACCTGCGCGAAAGGGAAATCGGACGATCCGACGTTGCTCCAAATCTCGGAAGTCTTGTCGCCGACCAGCCAAAGCACCGAGCCGGCGCGGATGACCCGCTCTAGGTTGTCCGGCGACCGCTCGGCCTCTGCCGTGTCGCCGTTCCATGTCGTGGCATCGTCCAGAGCGGACAAATGGAAGGCGTTGCTATTGCGCTCCGATACGATGAAGTATCCGTCAAGGTAGGTGACGGAGGACGCCATGGGGAAGTCAACGTCCGTGACCTGCGTAACTCCCGACGTGGTGACCACGAAGCCGCGGCCGGTCTCGGGGACCACAATCAGGCATTGCGTGCCGTTTTCGGCCATCGTGACGGGGCCACCGTCGTCCACGGTGCCGAGGAAGACGGCACCCGGCACGGTATCCACGCGATAGACCGACGTCCCGCTAACGACGATCAGTTCCCCCGCCATTTCTGTGAAGCCGCGAGTGGGGCCGTCACCGACCGTGACGAAAAGTTCCATGCCTGGCGTCGGGAGAAGCAGCATTTCGGATTTGGAGCCCGGCGGCTGCTTTTCCGCGAAGACGTTGATAAGGCGCTGCGCGGATGCCGGAAGCGTGCGGTGCTTGTAGGCGTTCCAGGCGAAGGGAACTCGCGGCATTGCGGCCCTTTCCTTGCGTCATGCGATTGTGACAGAGACAAAAAAGGCGCCATAAGGCGCCTTATTCCGGGGCGTGAGGGCAGATCAGCCGCGCGCCATCATCTGCACGAGGTGGTTTGCCGAGTGCATGGGGCGCCGCATAGCCATGGCGGCCAGCGCGTTGCGCGGGATGGCACCGCGGTTGAGCGCGTTCATGATTTCGGGGCCGTAGTGATGCGCGGCTTCGTGCCGCAAAACAAATTCGCCCTCATGCACCGGCCCGGCTTCCTTGTGGACATCAACACGCCCATCGCCGCCGTCGCCAGTATAGCCGCCCTTGCGCCAGCCTACGCCGCTTTCCGAAGATCCCATTCCGGCCGTTTCGCCGCCGTAGCCGCTTTCACTCGGTGAGTCGTTTAGCCCGCCGCCGCCGCTGTTCGCGCCGTCGCCAAAATTCCCCGACCCCACAGGGGCGCCGAAGCCTGGGTTGCTTATGTCATTGGCCGGGGCGCCATAGGCCGACCCCATGGTTGCCGTGTCGTCCAGCGTGCTTTCCATGCCAGGCGCGGCAAGATCGCCGCCGCCCGCTCCCCCGCTGATGTTGCCTGTAGTCTGGCCCGGCCGCGACGGGTTCCCCCACGAATCCACGGTCTGCGCCTCATTACGCCCAAAGCTCCCCCAGGCGCCCCGGAACAGGCTGCGAGCAGTCTGGTCATCGACCACGTTGGAAGCGCGCAGCGCGGCGGCAAGCCCGGTGCCGAGCGCGCCGATGCCAAGCGCCATCGGCCCGCCAAGCGCCATGGCCGCAGCCGGCGCGGCAAACTCCGGCGTCGTCATCGCGGAATACAAATCGTCCAGGGGGTTGCCTGTGCCGCGGGCGACACCCGGCTGATTGGCCGTCGTTTCCCCCGTGTCCTGATTGGCGGAATTGTTGTCGCTATCCCACCCGCGCGAAGGCAGCCCCGCGCCCGTCAGCATCGGCGCCCCACCGCCCAAGGTCGCCCCGCCCCCGCCAAACGTCGCAGGAGCGTCATAGACAGGCGCGAGCGCATTGGCGCCCTGCCGCACGCCGCCAGGGCGATAGGCGCCCGAGCGCATCGCCGGGTCATAGCGAAAGCCGGTCTGATAACGCGACGCGGAATAGCTCATGTCAAAGCTCCCACCCATAAAGGCGGCGGCGCCGCTGGATGCCGGGATCAACAGACAACAGGCGAGTGCGGCGATAAGCGTTCTGCAAGTTGCGATAACCACGGCTTGCCATCTCCACGGTCAGAGGCGACGGCTGTCTCCCGAAAACCGGCGCCAGCCTCGCGGCAAGGTTAGCGCGTAGGGCCTCCAAGTGTGAATCCGGAACCGCAAGGACTGTGTTCAAGGTCACAGTCCCGAGACCCATGGGAACCGCGTCCAACTCCATTCCCGCAAGCATCTGGTTCAAGATCGCCAGCGCCGCGCCCGCGTCTTCGGCAGAGGCTTCCTCAACGGGGTCGAGAACGCCAAGGTCGCGCAAGGACGCCGTAACCAGATCGCGCGCGGTCGCCATGGGTTAGCCTTTCTTCGGACGACCGGGGCCGCGTTTGGCGGGGGCCTGGTCCTCGGTCGCGGGTTCCGGCGCCGCGGCAGCAAAGGAAACGACCGCGCTCCACCCATCGGGCACGTCTTCCGGTCGCTCGAAAATCGCCGCCTCGCCGTTCGGGCCGTAGCGCCACGAAGGCCAGAATTTCGGGTCAAGCATCAGGTTTCTTCCCAAACAAGGCGCGCATGCATTCTCGATGAATGCGACGATGCAGCCTGGCCAAGTCGTCCAGTTCGGAAACCGTCTTCGCGCTCTTTATCGCGTCCAGAATGAACTCCTTATAATCGTTACAATCCATCCTTCACCGCCACCGCATCTAGCGTGTAATTCGACGCGCGCACGGTTACGGTCGGAAATCCCGCCGCGATAAGCAGATCATACAGCGTATCCGCCGTGAACCCGCACCGATGCGCCATCCAATGGTTGTCGGACGCCAGGCGGCCGTGCCCGAAGATCATATCAAACGCCGCCACCGGCCCGCACGGCGCATCGTAGATCGGCACATGCCCCTTGCCGTCCGCAACATCCCGCGCCGCCGCCTGCAAGTCGGGCACCTGGATGAGCGCAAAGCCGCCGGGCGAAAGCACCCGGCGAAACTCGGCCAGCGCCACCGGCACATCGTGCGGCGCCAGGTGCTCAAGGTTGTGCGCGGAAAAAATCGCCTGCATCGCGGCGTCGGCAACCGGCATTTTCGTAAGGCTCGCGACGATGTCGGGGTTCACATCCGGGTCAATATCCAGCCGGATTTCCGACCAATCGGCCAGCGGGAACATGATTTCCGGGACGGTCGCGTAACCGCACCCCACATGCAGAACCTTCATGCCGCAATCCCAAGCCGCTCGGCTTCATCTTTCTGCGTCAACCACTGTTCGTGGATGTTGCCGCGCCAGCCGTGCAGGCCCCAATGCCAAAGCGTGATGTTCGGATCTACCCACATCTGCCCGCCGAGGCGCTTCCACCGCAGCGAGAAGGCGTAATCCTCGCCGTAGTGATTGCTGCCCTCGCGCAGCCGCGTGAACCAGTCGTGGCACTTCAAGCGGTCCTCGCCGTGGCCCTGCCAATACCAATCAGCGGGCGCCGCGTCGCGCATCGCCTCGAAAACTTCGCGGCGAATGCAG